CTCGCGATTTAGATTCCGCAATATTACAATAGGGGGTAACAATGGAGGTTTCATGGTCAAGGTTGAGATAAGAACGGTAAAATTGGGGGAAATTAAGTTAAATCCCGATAATCCCCGGACGATCACCAAGAAAGATATGGATTTACTTGTGAAATCTTTAAAGGATTTCCCTGAAATGCTTAAATTACGGGAGATTGTCGTTGACGAAACAATGACGATACTCGGCGGGAATATGCGCTACCTTGCGTTGCAGAAGGCAGGGGAGAAGGAGGCCACGGCAAAGGTCGTGACCGGCCTCACACCTGAACAGAAACGCGAATTTGTGATTAAAGACAACGGCGGGTTTGGTCAATGGGATATGGACGCACTTGCGAATGCCTGGGGTGATTTGCCTTTGGTGAAGTGGGGCGTTGACTTACCGGCTGATTACGGATCAGAAAAAAAAGAACGCGACACGTCCCCGCAACTACAAGAAATGAAATATCAGATCGTCGTAGAATGTGAAGGGGAAACCGAACAGATTAATTTATTGCAGAAATTTGATAAGGAAGGGTTAAAATGCCACGCTTTAATCTTGTAGTAGAAAGCCCGGTGAGTAAATCGGTAAGAAAAAAACAACTGGAAGGGATTTTTGAGCTACCGCCTCAAGAAAATATTCGGCATGAATGGGATGTTGATATTCCGTTTGAGGAAAAAGAATGGGGTGTGGGGTTGATCGTCGGGCCGTCCGGTTCCGGGAAAACACAAATCAGCAGAAAATTATTTGGTAAATTATTTGAAAAGAAAATTATCTTTAAAGAAAAATCCGTCATTGATGATTTTCAGCAAGACCTTTCTATTTCTGATATTGCAGCCGTTTGTCAGGCGGTCGGCTTTAATACAATTCCATCATGGTTAAAACCTTACCATGTTTTATCCAACGGCGAGAAATTCCGTGTCGAATTAGCTAAAAGGTTAATTGAATCAGATGAAATGATAATTTTTGATGAGTTCACCTCTGTTGTTGATCGGCAGGTTGCAAAAATTGCCAGTCATGCAGTTCAGAAATATATCAGGAAAAACAAAAAGCAGTTTGTGGCGATATCATGCCACTACGACGTTATTGATTGGCTTCAACCCGATTGGATTTATGACACGGCGCATCATACTTTCCAATGGAGGTATCTTCAACAACGGCCAAAAATCGAATGCGTCTTTTCTCCCGTCGCACATTCCGCATGGGAAATGTTTGCGCCTTATCACTATATGAGTAGGAATTTAATAAAATCGGCCCGTTGTTACGGATTATTCATAAATAATCAGATCGTTTCCTTTGCTGGTCTGGTTCACCGTCCTATGTCACGCGGGGCCGGGAAGGGACATAGTTTAATATTTGGAGTTTCCAGGCTTGTTACGCTGCCGGATTATCAGGGTCTTGGGCTGTCGTTTGTTTTAGTGGATTATTTGGCGTCGATTTACAAGGCTGTTAATAAAAGGCTCAGAACATACCCTGCCCACCCGGCATTAATCAGATCCTTTGACCGTTCGCCAAAGTGGGCGATTATAAAAAAACCGGCAATGAGCACGACTTCAAGAACGGGGACGCTTCGCGGTATTGTTGGCGGCCGGCCATGCGCTGTCTTTGAATATGCAGGCGAGGCGGCGCCAAGAGAAGAGGCAGAATTAATATTTTCTTACTTCAATAAAGGTTAAATATTCCCATGCTCAAGAATATCACCCAAATGAATAAGCCACTGATCGGACGTTTTCTCAAATCGTTTAATTTCTATCAGCAACCAGGGCCGGTGATTGCCGTAGCCATTGACAAATTTTATATGGGTGTAAGGTTTTTGAAATTGCTTATCGTATCGCTCACACCGGCGGCGATACTCAATATTTTTTGTCCCAGCAAGAATCGCGGAAAAGTATTCCGCGTATAGGGTTAGATGTAAAGTCAGTGGCTCCATATTGTTGCTCCTTTCGTTCTTTGAAAATTGAATAATGCTTGACTAGGGCGGGGTAGCGGCCCCGCCCGATGTGATTACTTTTTGTTGAGACGATTGAATAAAAAATCAATTTCTCGCGTTCTACTCATTTCAACGTATTCACGAAAATCTTCTTGCGTATCAAATTCAAGATTTTTCCGGTATGTTCTTAAAAAATCGGCATCAGAAATGCGTTGTGATTGCTCTGTTGTCGCTGTGACGTGATGCTTATCTTGTGTGTCGATGATTTCCAGAGCGCGTTTAATTCGTACTTTTGTCCATTTGTCTGTCGGTCTCCCCCCCTTTTTCCCGTTTTCCCGGCTGGATGCTGCTTTTTTGTCGGATTTGATGGAGCCTAAAATTGCCGCTGCTTGTGATGTTTTTTTCATGATTTTTCCTCCTGTTTTATTTTGTTGATTGCAATATAAATCCTACCGTTAGGTTTGTCAAGCATTATTTTAAGATATTTTCAAGAAAATATGAATATGTAATGATTTTAATGTGTTAGATGTGATAATAAATGATAAAATTAACAAAAACAGGTAAAAATGAGGTGAAATAATGGGAAGAAAAAAGAAACCGATCAACTTGGTTGTATTAGAAGGGAATCCTGGCAAGAGGAAAATTCCGAACACACCGCAACCGCCATCTGAAATGCCGGACCCACCGAAACATCTTGACGCTTACGGACTTGAAGAATGGGACAGGATAGCTCACGGCCTGAATGTGATGGGCGTATTGTCACAGGTTGACCAATCGGCTTTGGCCGCTTACTGCATGGCTTATTCCAGGTGGAGGACGGCGGAAGAGGAGATGCAGAAAAGGGTTGAGAAGGGCGGGGCATTGGCCGGGTTGGTTGATAAGACCGCGGCGGGGAATATTATACAGAACTGCCTGGTTGGAATTGCGAATAAAGCCGCGGCGGACATGGTCCGATATGCGGCTGAGTTTGGAATGACTCCATCCGCACGGGCGAGGCTGGGGGTCGGGGCCGAAAAGCCAAAAAGCAAGTTTGAGGGCTTGATTAGTGTCAAGAAGTAAAAGGGTCCAGAATATCATCGCATTTATTGAGAAGCTGATTGTCCCTTCGGGCAAAGGGGAGGGTAATCCGTTTAAGCTGCGCCCTTTCCAGAAGAGGTTTATTCAGGATGTTTATGGTGCAACCGATAAGGCCGGCAATAGGAGAGTGCGTCGCGCTATCCTTGCGATGGGAAGAAAAAACGGCAAATCCGTATTAATTGCCGCTTTAGCATTGACGCATCTTGTCGGTCCCGAAGCGGTGAGCAACGGTGAAATCTATTCTGCTGCCAATGACCGGGAACAGGCGGCGTTGATTTTTAAATATGCGGCGCAAATAGTCAGGGCTGATGCTGAATTATTGGCAATTATCAAGGTAGTGGACTCCACAAAGACGATGGTATGCTTTGCCAACGGTTCTATTTATCGCGCAGTGTCGGCGGAAGCAGGCACGAAATACGGCCTGAATCCTACCGTGGTCATCTATGACGAATTGGCGCAAGCGAAGAACAGGGATTTATATGATGCCCTTGACACTTCTATGGCCGCCAGGTTAGAACCGCTGTTTATTGTTATCAGTACGCAATCAAACGACCCGCAACATATTTTAAGCCAGCTTATTGACGACGGTCTATCAGGGAATGACCCGACAACCGTATGCCATTTATACGCCGTACCCGATGACGCGGAGGATATATTCACCGACAAGAAACTTTGGAAGATGGCAAACCCGGCGTTAGGTGATTTCCGTTCACTTGAGGAAATGAGAACAGCGGCGAAGAGGGCAGAGCGTATGCCGACGTTTGAGGCAGCGTTCAGGAACTTATACCTCAACCAGAGGGTCAATGCCGAAACGCCATTTATACCTCGGTCAGAGTGGATTGCCTGTAAGGGCGAATACGAAATCGCGCCAAAAGAAGAAATATACCTCGGATTGGATTTGTCCGGCAAGACGGACTTAACGGCTTTAATCGGGGTAACAGCATCCGAACTGGAAAAAATCAAATGCTGGTTTTGGAAACCGCAAGATACGCTTGATGAACATGAGAAAAGAGATCGTGTGCCTTATTTGGTTTGGAAGAATCAGGGAATCATCAACACAACACCGGGGCGGGCAATACAATACCCATTCATAGCCGAAGAACTGGCAAGGATTAACGCTGATTATGTAATCCGCGGGATGGCCTTTGACCGATACAGGATTGACGACCTGATGAACGCAATGACCGCAATCGGACTTGATTGCTACGTTGACGGCAAGGACAAGGAACGGGCCGACGCCTTGCGGCTGGTCCCGTGGGGCCAGGGGTACGCGTCTATGACACAGGCGGTTGAGGCGTTGGAAGTTTCTGTTTTGGAAAGAAAATTGGTCCATGACGGTAATCCTTGTTTAACGTGGAACATCAGCAACGCGATGATTATAGCGGACGCGGCGGGAAACCGGAAACTGGATAAATCTAAAACGCGATTTCGCATTGATGGCGCCGTGGCTTTGGCGATGGCAATAGGGTTGAAGAGTAGGGATTTAGCTGATGGTCCGATCAAATCAGCTTATGCTAATTTAAGCGTCGAACAGATCAAAGAACGCATGGCGTTATAGGGGGGGATATGAAATCACTACCTGATAAGGAATTGTTAAGACCTGAAGAAGTTGCGAAGTTTTGGTCGGTATCTGTAAGGACGATTTATCGCTGGATTGATTTGGGGATTATCCCCGCTGAAAAGAAGGGCGGCACTGTCCGGGTGCGTCACTGCGAAGCGGAAAAAGGTCAGCCGGTGATGGAATGAAGTGTATCTTTTGCCTGTGCGAAATATATAGCAAAGTATGTTCAATATGCGAACAAGAAGTGAACTATGAATGCAGAGAATGTCACATGGAGGTTGCTCATGGAATAATTATCATGGGGAACAACAAGCAACAATGTGGAAACCGGACTCCATATCCAAAAGAGGACGAACAGTATTTCCCATTAAACCCACCCCACCGCTTAACCAAATATTAAATTTACATTGTCATCTGTGCCAAATCAAGACATCCTTCCTAGACGTTCTAGTAATAAGCTGTCATGATTAAGCCGCAAACTCGGAATACATATTCGAGGATAAAAATGCGCTAGATGGTTATTACTAACCGGACAAAGGTTTTTAGTTTTACTGTAAGCGATCCGAAACAGGGTAGTGGTCGTTATGGCGCATTTTTGTGTCTGCCGTTTGTGAATTAATTTTGCAAACGGTTTTTTTGTGGGTGAGTGATGGGGATTCTTGACCGCATAAAAAAGTTTTTCAATCTGAGCGTAACCGACCAGAAGGCGTGGAATCCGTCTTTGTGGCGATTGGCCGGTGCTATTTCCAACTCAGGCGAAAACGTAAACGAGTCAACGGCACTTACCTATTCGGCGGTTTACAACGCAATCTCGCTTATATCAGGGACTATCGGGGCTTTACCTTTACATCTCATGCAACGCAAGGGCGATAAGAAGCGCATTGCCGATGACCGCATAATGTACCGCGTTCTGCATGATGAGTGGAATCCCTACATGACGGCTATGGCCGGACGTGAAACACTTATGGCTCACGTTCTCGCATGGGGCAACGGATACGCAGAGATAGTCAGAAACGGATATGGAGAGGTTGTCCAGTTATGGCCGATAACTCCCGACAGATGCCGACCTGAAATGAAAAACGGGGCTTTTGTATATCGAATCCTCGTTGACGGTAAGGAAATCATCATGCCGCGTGAGAAGGTCTTGCACGTTCCCGGATTAGGGTTTGACGGTTTTGTCGGATATTCCCCTATTGCAATGGCGCGGAAGTCTATCGGCCTCGGCATGGCGCTTGAAACATTCGGGGAGTTGTATTTCGGCCAAGGAACGCATCCTGGCGTTATCGTATCTCATCCCGGCCAATTAAGTACAGATTCACACACAAGACTTAAAGACAGTTTGAGCGCATCTTATAGCGGACTTGGAAAAGCACACAGGCTGATGTTGCTTGAAGACGGGATGAAGATAGAAAAACTCGGCATCCCGCCCAATGATTCGCAGTTCCTCGAAAGCAGACAGTTTCAGATTCCAGAAATAGCAAGGTGGTTCAATCTGCCTCCGCATAAGTTAAAAGACCTTACAAAATCATCATTTAGCAATATCGAATCAGAGCAGATAAGTTTCGTAACCGATTCAATTCTGCCATGGCTTGTAAGACTCGAAGCGAATTATAATATGCAACTCCTGAACGCTTCCGACAAGTCACTGTCCGGGCATGGACGGCTTTATTTCAAGCACATTGTTGAAGGTTTGTTGCGCGGTGACGCGGCCAGCCGATCAGCATATTACGCGGTCATGCTCGATAAGGGAGTTATGTCAATAAACGAAGTTCGGGAAAAAGAGGATTTGGACCCAGTTAAAGGCGGCGACATTCATCTTGTGCCGCTGAATATGACGACTCTTGAAAACGCCGGTAAACCACCTGAACCACCTCCGGCAAAGAAAGAAGGTGACAAAAGCGAGGTAAATGAAAATGAAGAAATGGTTTGATATTATCAATAAGGCGGACAAGACGGAAATCTGGATATATGAGCAGATTGGAGAGGATTTCTGGAGTGGTGATGGAATAACAGCGAAGTCATTTCAGAAGGAACTCGCCGGCGTAAAAGCCTCGCAAATTGACCTTCATATAAATTCACCAGGCGGAGAGGTGTTCGATGGTTTAACCATTTTTAATCTCCTCAAACAGCACCCCGCGAATGTCACCACTTACATTGACGGCCTCGCCGCGTCTATTGCTTCAGTGATCGCTTTAGCGGGCAATAAGGTCGTTATGGCCGAAAATGCTTTATTTATGATGCACAACCCTTATGGAGCAACAGTCGGCAATGCGGATGAAATGCGGAAAATGGCCGACACGCTGGATAAAGTCAGTGGTTCAATCTCAATGGCCTACATAGAGAAAAGCGGAAAGGACGCGGAAGAAATCAAGTCCTTGATGGACTCCGAAACGTGGATGTCAGCTTACGAAGCTCTTGAATACGGATTCATTGACGAAATCAGCGAACAAATGGACATGGCCGCTTGCGCGAAGTTTATACCGGCCATGATTAATGCGAAGTTTAAGCACATTCCTGAAAACTTAACCGGTGAAAGGAAACCACCGGATAATGAACGAGACTTGGAAAGTACCTTGCGAGATGCAGGGTACACGCGAAAAGAGGCGAAATCAATAATCGCGTGTGGGTTTAAGGGTCTTCTGCGAGATGCTGAATCACCTGAAAACACACAACAGGCGAAGGACGTTCTGCGAGATGCTGAACCACCGAAACCGGCGAAGAAAGACCTCGTTGCCGATCTGCTCACAAGGGCGGAAATAGTTGCACCATCAATTTAACTAAAAGGAGCATGAAATAAATGAAAACCATCACACAGTACAGAGAAGACATCAAGAATTTGATGAAAAAGTCTGCCGACATTGATGCAAAGGCGACTTCTGAAAATCGCGAATTGGCCGAAGCGGAACTGGCACTCAAAAATGAAATCCTTGATGCAGTTGAAGTCATTAACAAGTCCGTTTCCACTTTGGAACGTCAGGAGAGAATGGCTAAACTGCTTGAAACCCCTGAACCGGCAGTAACCATCGAAAACAAACGTCCGGCGTTGTCCGTAACGCAGAAGGACAAGGACAAGTTCTCCAGCCTCGGCCAGCAGTTGGCATCCGTCATCAACGCAACCCGCCCCGGCGGTCACGTTGATCCGCGCCTGTATAACGCAGCCGCAAAGGAACTGACTGAAGGCGTATCTTCCGACGGCGGTTTCCTTGTGCAGACCGATTTTTCCAATGATCTGCTTCAGCAGGTTTACCAGACCGGTATCCTGGCCCCTCGTTGCCGGCGCCTTCAGATTTCCGGAAATGCCAACAGCATTAAGATTAACGGCGTTGACGAAACCAGCAGGGCATCCACTCGTTCGGGCGGTGTTCTCGGTTACTGGAAAGACGAAGCAGCAGAGAAGACCAAAAGCAAACCGAAATTCCGTCAGATTGAATTGTCCCTCAAGAAACTGGTCGGCCTTTGCTACGCAACCGACGAACTGCTGTCCGACGCATCCGCGCTGGAAGGCTTTATCCGTCAGGCGTTCGCATCGGAGTTCGGTTTCAAGATTGACGACGCGATCATCAACGGGTCCGGTGTCGGCCAGCCTTTGGGCATCCTGAACGCCGGTTGTCTAGTTTCCGTAACAAAAGAAACCGGTCAGAAGGCAGACACGATCCAGTGGGAAAACATCGTCAAGATGTATGCCCGCCTGTTCCCGCAGTCCCGTCAGAACGCCGTATGGCTGATCAACCAGGCTGCTGAACCGCAGTTGATGCAGATGGCAATGAGCGTCGGCACTGGCGGTGTTCCGGTTTACCTGCCCGCCGGTGGTGCTTCTGCGGCTCCTTACGGAACTCTGTTTGGACGTCCTGTTATCCCGATTGAACAGTGTGCGGCACTGGGCGACAAGGGCGACATCATTTTCGCAGACCTCGGCGGCTACATCATCGCAGAGAAGGGCGGAATCCAGTCTGATGTCAGCATCCATGTGAACTTTGTTTACGATGAATCCGTGTTCCGTTTCGTAATGAGAATGGACGGCCAGCCGGAACGGGCATCTGCATTGACCCCGTACAAAGGCAGCGACACGCTTTCGCATTTCGTAACACTCGATGCCAGAGCCTAACCATTAACCAAAACGAATAGGAGGATTCAAAAATGTTAGCAGAAAAATTGAAGATCGTTCCCGTTATGAACTCCGCGAACGTCAGCACAGGTGCGGATTGCGATAGCATCAATATGAGTGGTTTCCACAAGGCCACTTTCATTTTCACCTTTGGCGCGGTTACTACCGACATCACCATTACCCCGAAAAGCGGAGCATCCGCCGGAACTAAGACCACGGCAGTTCCTTCTGTTTACGCCGCTGGTGGTGCAGCTATCGGAACCGCAGTAGCAGCGAGTACGGCATCTTGCGATGTTTTGGCCGCGTGGACCGCGACATCGACAACCGTTACTTTGTCCGCAGCATCCAATAAATTCCTGGTGGTCGAATTTGACGCGGCAGCAATGACCGACGGCGAAGAGTGGTTGACCCTGACCGTGGCCGCTGACTCTGCCGGTATCTGCCATTGTGTTGCCATTCTGGAACCGCGTTACAGCAGCAATAGAAGCGCAACCTGCTTGGCGTAACATTAATTAGGGTGGGGTGAAATTCCCCGCCCATCTCATAAGGAGGATTTCAAAATGGGATTTAACGAATCAACAAGGGCCATGATTGGCAATATGGCTTTAGGTTTAAGAGTGGACCGGGCAACGGCCACTTTACCGCAGGGGACAGCCGCAGCTATATTCAATATTGTCGGCGGAAAGGTTCTCATCACGGGTATTCTCGGTGAATGTACGACTGCTATCGGCGGAGCGAATAATACAAAATTGACGGCAAATCCCACTGTGGCAACAGCCGGAAGTGCAGACCTGTGTGCTGTTGTTGATACAAACGCCTGCGATGTTGGCGACATACTGTCAATTACCGGAACACCGGCTGATGCGATGGTTGCAGCTCATGTCGGAGCTTGCCAGATGATGGGACCGCTGGGTGTTGCTTGTCAGGTCGGAACGATTGATCTTGATTGTGCTGGAAGCGTAACCGGAGCAATCAAATGGTCGATTTGGTACATCCCGCTTGATGACGGTGCTTATGTGACGGCAGCTTAATCTTCAATGAGGCGGGGTTTCGGCCCCGCCATTCCCAAATACTAGGAGGGAATCATGTCAGTGATACAAGAAACAAGAATTAAAAGATTTGTCGGATTATCAACAGACACAAAACCAACGACTGAAATTCCGGTAGGTTCTTATTACTGGTGCTATGACACTGGTACTCTGTTTAAGTGTTACGATGGCACGAATTGGATCGCATACAGCGTGAACAGCGTTGTCCAGCCGGGAACGATTGACCTTCATCAAGACGCGGGTGCTTATGACCTTTTCACTGCAACCGGTGGATCGGTCTATGTGGAATATTTTAGCCTGACCTTGCCGAATAAAGATTTGACCGATGATGCCGCGCTGACGGGAATTACTGTCCAGACGGACACGACAACGGTTATCACCTTAATTGCGTCTGCCGCTGGTCTGAAAGCACAGTTGACAAACAGCAAGGTCTTTACCTACGCGGTCCCGTTTGCTTTGCCTGTGGGCAATAAGATTCAACTGACAATCGTGGGCGGGACGGCGACGGATGACCCGACCACCTGTATTACGTCGTGCCGTTATAGGGCAATTAATCCGGCGGGATATTTGGCATAATTAATACGGCGGGGTGAAAGCCCCGTCCTTAGAGGCTTTATGCTAACCCTTGAATCCAAGTTTGCCGATTATTTTGCCACTTTGAAG